AGAACTTCTAATTGCAGCAATGCGTGATAGTGAAGCAGGTCGTGCGTATCAAGCCCAACTTAAATCTGCTACTGCTGCAAAAAATGCTTATTATGCTCAGATTAGTGCTAACCAAACAGAAGCTACCCGTGCTCTCAGTGCTGAGACTCAGAAACTAGCTGAAGCACGTACCACTGCTGCTTTCCAACAACAGGAGAACATTGCTAATATTGTTAAATCTCAAGGTGCTGTGCTAGCATCTGGTAAAGCAGGACAATCGTTCCTGATGCAAGCCATGGATGCAGAACGTCAGTTTGGATTTGAGCAAGCTCAGATTGAACAAACTTTATATGATGCAAGCAGAGCTTCTGGCATTGCCAAAGAAGGTATCCTGCTGGATCAATCTGCTGCTAACATGGCGGCTTGGAACAACCTCCCTGCTGATCCCTTGTCACCTCAAGCATCTCTCCTTCCTGTTCAACCTATTATGGCTACTGGACCTTCAAGTCTTGCCTTGGCTGGTAACCTTGTGAGTTCAGGCGCTTCGGCTTATTCGACTGGCTATCAGCTAGATAACCCGTAATAACTTTATTCAACTAAAACCATGCCATATCAAGGTAGTGCACAGTCTATCGGATTTCGTGCTCGTGTCGTTGCTGATCCCTCTAAGCGTATGCGTGAAGAGGCTGCTCAAATTAAAGAGCAGGGCGAAGAGCGAATCCGTGGAATGGAGAGGCAAGCCTCTCGGCGTATCGAAGAAATGCAGCGTGTTAGTGACATTCAACGTCAAAACACGAATTATGAATTACAAGCCCTTTCTAAATTCAGTAAAACTATCAGTGATGTTCTAGAACAACAAGCTGAAAATTATATTGAAGAAGAAAGGGCTCGGGGTGAATTGGACTACATGAGCCAGCCCCCAGAAGCTTTGGCTCAAGATTCAGCAGAAGTTGATCAAGCATATCAGAATAGTGCTAAACTTCATTCTGACATTGGAGAGTTTGCTGCTCAAGCTCCTAACCAAGAAATCGAGACTCGTGTACGCAGGACGTCTCGATATTATAAACAAGGTTGGGATCTAGCAGCAATGAACGAAGCCGCTAACGGCTTTGGTCCACATCTTCTTGCTGAACTACAAACCAACACTACTAAAATTCAAGATCCTTCTACAGGTGAATTCTTTGTTTTAAACCAGTATGAAGGTATTAATCAGTGGGAAGCTGCTGCTAATTATGTCAAACAGAACTATTTAAAAAATAATAACCCCGCTGGTCTGAGTGCTAAGGTACGTGCTACTAAGTTCTTACCTCAACTTAATCAATCTCTTAAAACTCAAAGAGATCAATACGTTCAAAAATTCCTAACTCAAGAAAACCAGCAAATGCTGGATGATGAGGAGAACGCATTGACATTGGCTCTGAGCAACCCTACCAATCCTGTTCCGGCTGGACAGCAGTTAGAAGTTTTCATGAAGATTACTCCTAGGCTGCTTAAAAACCTGAACGCACCTGAAGGTGGCTACAAGGCTTCTAGACAGCTCGTTAAGAAGATTTTTACTACTATTGCTACTCAAGACCCAGAAAGGGCACGAGAGCTTATACAGGTCCTTCAGGACACTAAGTTTGAGCATCCTGCTGCTAAAGGACGCAAAGGCAGTTTAATCGAGTTATACAACGATGAGTTCAATATTAACGAACTGAATCGTATTGCTACTGATGCTGCTTACGCTAAATTTAAGAAGGATGAAAGTGAAACTAGCATGAAGATTACTGAAAAGAGGCGAGCTTTAGCATCTTCTTTTATTGATCAAGCCCCTAGTGATTCCACTAAGCGAACCTTGGCTGCTCAAATCATGTCTGATTTTGGTCAGTATGAACAAGGCAGGGAACTGGCTCAATGGATTCAAACTTGGCAACCTTTGTATTTAAGCGTTCAAGAATCAGAAGAGCTTGCTAAAGCCTACGTTGAAACGTATGGTGAAATTACTGAAGAGCAGGCTAGAAAATTTGAACCCTCTGTGTACAGTAAATACAAAGAAAATGGAGACATTGTAGAAAAAGCTTTTGGTTCTGCATCTAAGGCTATACTCCAAGCAGCTGAGAAAGACGTTACAGCGGCTCTTGAAAGTAGTGTTAAAGATTTTAGCACTCTAGGACCTGATACTCCTGGGTTAGCTTTTGCTGAGCTAGACGCTCATAACGAGATGCGTAAAGAAGCTAAGGCTTTGCTTGAATCAGGAGAGGTTCAAACTGAAGCTCAAGCAATCAGGCTTGCTGCTCAAATAGTAAGTAATAAAATTAAAGAACAAAATAAACCCGGTATAAACCCAAGTGGTTTACAATATCATGCTGGTCCTGGTCGTGTAGGCTTTACTTATTACAACACAAGTCCTGCACGAAACGAGCCTGAAGCACGTCAACTGGGCTATATTCGTAAAGCTAATTCAACCATTTTATCTAATGCTGATGCCGTTCGTAACCAACTTTTTATTACTGACCCTAGGGATTTACAGCTATCAGGAGGGAGGCCAGCTAAATTTTTTTACCAGATGGCTAACTTAACTGGTGGCCGTTACTCCGTTTATGAAATTCTTAACTTTCAGCGAGCTTTAACTAAAGATGCTGAAGGAAATGTTCTACCTCCTGTTGAACTTCCTGATGAAGCTAAAACTCTGGATCAAATTCTTAAAGAACGTCCTGAGCTTAGGAGTTCTTTGATTAGAAACCCAAGTCCTAAACTTGCTAACAGAGTTGCTCAACAAACTGGTATCGTTACTGCTGCAAACGTTCTTAAAGCTATTGGCTTCCAAGAATCGGGTGGTAACTATAAATCAGAAAACTGGGATCCTAGGACAGGTAATGATAAAGATCCTGCTCTTGGTAAATACCAGATTCTGTGGAGTAATGTTATTACGTGGGGACCTAAATATGGTTTAGGTCGCCCTTCTAGCATTAAAGAGTTTCTTAACAACCCACAATATCAAGAAAAACTAGCTGCTGCAGCAATGAATGAATACATCCGTCAAGCAATTAATGCCTCAGGCGGTGATCCAGATATTGCTGTCCGTAAAGCTGCTGCTTTCTGGTATGGTGGTACTGGCGGTTTTGCCAACTGGGACAGTGAGACTTTTGGTCGAGTTGGTCCTTACCCTTCAATGCGTAAGTACACACTCTCTGTTCTTAAAAAATACAAAGGAGGTTGATTACTATGGAAAATGAATTTAATCAATCTTCCCTTAATGCTGACAGTTTAGTTCAGATTAACGAGGCAGATTTGATAAGGGCTCAGCAATTTATGTCTCGGGCTGCTAGAGTTGAAGCTGCTAACCAAGCTGAACTTGAAGCTGCTGAGCCTCAAGAACAACCACAAGCAGAAGAACAACCAACCTTTCTATCTGAGACTGGCGCTGCCCTTGCAGGTGGCGCTGCTCAGGCAGTAGAAAGTATTGGCGGCTTTGCTGAACTTACTGGTGATACACTTAAAACAGGACTGAATGCCTTGATTGGTCGTCCTGTTGATAGCAGTCAAAACCCCTTTAGCAATGATTATGAGGCTGGTGATGCTAGCTGGTTGGATATACCTGATGAGTGGGTTCCTGAAAACAAGACAGGACTTGGCAAATTTACCCGTGGACTGGTCGAATTTGGTCTTCTAACTGCTGCTACTGGCGGTGTTGGGGGAACAGTTGGGGGCGGTCTAAGGTTAGGCGCTCGTGGTCTTGCAGCGGCAAGAGCAGCGGGAGTTGGTGCCAAAGGTATCCGTACTATTAAGTTTGTTGGTAAGGGAGCTAAGATTGCAGGTGAGGGTGCTTTTGCTGAACTCATCTCGGATAGCTCTGAAGATGCTAACCTTATGAATCTGGTGGAAGATAATGTTCCCTGGATGTCTACTTGGGTTAGTAATGCTTTGGCTGTTGATGATGAAGACAATCCTTGGCTTGCTAGAATCAAGACTGTAGCTGTGGGTGCTGGCATGAATGGTGCTGCTCACACTATTACTGGTTTTGTTAAGGGTCGTGTTGCTGCTATTCGTGCCAAGTCAGCAGGTGCTTCTGTAGATGAAGCTAATGAGATTGGCAACAAAACCATGGCTAATTACATGGACGATGCTAATGTCCGTGATGATGAGGCTTTTAAAGAAATGGCAGACGATCGCTATGCTAGTGGTCGTGGTGTAAGCACTAAAGATAACCGAGAAGAATATCTCAAGAAGCATCTCAGCGCTGATGAGTATAAAGCTTATAAAAAGCAGGCTGATGATAATTCTGAACAAGTTCTGGCTGAAGTTGAAGAGCAACTTGCTGCTGCTAAAGAAGCAAAAGACACTACTCTTTCTAGGCGTTTAAACAAAACTAAAAAACAACTTGAAAAGCAGATTAGTGAGCGTGTTGATTACGATACTATCGCTGATCAGCGCGGTGCTGGTATGGGGGATGTATTTGATCCTAATACTAATCAGAGCACTGAGCAGGCTATGGAAGCTTTGGGTCGTGAACCTGATGAGTTTGTTAACCCTGAAAAGTTCAATGCTACAGAAAAGGCTACTTTTAGCAAAGAAGTAGACCCGATTAAACAAAACCTTAAAGAAAGTGTTTCTGATCTAAAAGCTGGTGGAGATGGCAAGTCTCCTACTTTCTGGGCTACAGAATCTGCTTTGGCTAAGATGTCTCGTGGAGATAAAAACATCCATGATTACATCGTTGAAGTTGCAGATGATCTTGCCAAAGAAGCTTTTAAACTTCCTGAAAACACTCTGGATTATAAAGAAGTTCAGCAGCTGATTATTCGTCAAGCAAATGAACTCACCTCTATGATTGAAGAAGGTGGTGACATTGCTGCAAGGTTTGCAGATTATTTCAAGAACAATGCAAAAGACGCTCGTGTTTATATTGATAATGGGCGTGAAATTGTTACTGCTTCTCCTGCTCAAAAGGCAGCTCTTCAGCTGACTATTAATACTCTTGCTAAAAAAGCTCAAGGCATTGCCACAGGAGCTATTCAGCTTGGGGATGATGTTTCCATTTATCGTCAAGCGGATAGCGTGTTTGATGCCATGAAGGTTGCTCTTATTGAGCACAAAAAGATGGGCTACATGTGGGGTTTGGATGGTCGTTATCAACAAGTAGGTATGATTCCTAAGCAGGTAGCTGAAGTTACACAAGCTAAACTTGCTAAAGTCACAGCTGAAGTTGATGAATACATTGAAGAGTTGAAGCGTCTTGAAAAAACAGGACGTGTTCAGGAGCTTAAGGATCTTCTGGAAATCCAAGCTTTGACTTCTAATGTCAGAACTCTTGAGCATATTCATGATTTTATTCGTGCCAAGCTATTTGGTGGACAAGTTAACGGTGTAGAGATTAGAGGTGAATGGCGTAAGCAACTTCAAGGTCACTTCTATAACTCTATCTTGAGTGCTCCTTTGACTCCTATCAAGGCTATTACAGGTACTAATTTTATTAGTATGCTGAGACCCATACAAGCATACTTTGGTGCTACCATGCGTGGTAGTCGAGAAGAAGCTATTATTGCTGCTGCTCAAATTGATGCTATTGGTAGGTCGTTAGGTGAAAGCTTCCAGATGTTTAAACACAACTGGGATCAAGGTTTCAACCGTAAAGCACTTAGCTATGACATGAAGTATGATGTTGGAGCTGATCTTGCTGAATGGCAAAAGCTTCATACTTACGTTGAACGGTACGGCACTGATGCAGAGAAGTTAGCCTATAGAATGCTTGACATGTCTGTAAAGTGGAACACTAACCCTTTCGTTAAATATAGTCAAAATGCTATGGGTGCTGGCGATGCTTTTGCTAGGACCGTTATTGGTCGTATGGAAATGCGAGCACGAGCAGCCCGTAAGCTTATTGATGAAGGTAAAGATTTAAACGACATTAAGAAACTTTCTCTTCAATATGAAGAAAACTTCCGTAATGAAATCTTTTCTAAGAATGCTGAAGGACGTTATGTTGTAACAGATGCAGCTGCTAAAATGGCAGGTGATGAAGCTGCTATGACACGTGCTTTGCAAGGGAATCTGGCTGGGCTAGAAAAGGTTTCTGACATTAAGTTTATGAAAGCTTTCTTCCCCTTTGTCCGTACTGGTTTTAATGCTCTTGAAATTGCGTTTGAACATACGCCCGCTCAACGGCTTATGACTAGGCGTAATGACATTATGAAGGGTGTTAACCTTGAGAAATACGGCATTCGCCCTGAGGACTTAGGACAAGCACAGGCTCTGCTGCAAGGTAGAGAAGCTATGGGTACCGTGATTATCGGTATGGCAACTGTTGCTGCCATTAGCGGCAACATGACGGGTGATCCTCCAATGGATAAAGAAACCCGTGATTTGATGAAGAATAAAAAGATTCCATTTAACTCTTTCAAAATTCCTGGAACTGAAACGTACTTCTCGTACAATAACATTGAACCATTTAACACGTTGTTTGCTATGACGGCTAACGTGGTTCAAAATGCTACAGTTCTTGGTGAAGATTGGACTGAGAATTGGATGAAGAAAATCATCTTTCTTGCTGGTAGTGTGATTGTTGATAAATCAATGCTTTCTGGTGTTGAGGATCTTGCACGTCTAATGAATCCTGAAACCTCTCAGGATCTTCTTGAAAGGACTGGATCTAGGTATATCCGTTCTCACCTTCCTATGGCTGGCATGATGAAATCTCTTGGTGATGTCGTTGATGTTGTCCAAAAAGAAGCTGAGCTGCTAGGTCAGATGCTGATTAAAAATGATGTACTGGTCAAAGGTATTCTTCCTCCTAAATATGATATTTTGAGTAAAGATCGTTCAGGCAAAGAACTTACTTATGGTCCTGAAAATCCTTTGATGAGAATCTTTAACGAACTCTCTCCTATCCCTATTACGTTTGCAGATGATGATCCTGTCAAACAAACCCTACTAGAAACCCGTTATAACCTGCCTCAGGATCTTTCTACTTATCGAGAGGAGCCTCTCAACGCTTTTGAGATGTCTCAAGTTCAAAAGTATATGTCAACAGGTTCGTTACGTGCTGAACTAGAAGCATTGTTTAATTCAAGAAAATGGAAGAGTGAGTTTGAAGATTACAAAAACGGTAAGAATTTTAACTCAGCTAATGACATTAAACTGACTAAACAAGGTTGGTATCAAGATATTCAAGCAATTTTTAAAGACGCTAAAGAGCAAGCTGTTGCTGAGTTTCTTTACAATAACCCTGAATATAGGCAACGAGTTGAAGACCGTAAAATCAAATCTGCACTTTCTCGTTCTGGTCAATATGCAGAGCTTGAAAAGTTTATGCAACAGACTGGTAAATAGTTTCCACGCTAACCAGCCCTTAACTTCCCATAACTAATGGCAGTTACTAAAATTACATATACAGCTCCTGCTAGTACAACGCAGTATGCTGTACCATTTGAATATATTGATGAGGCTGATGTTGACGTTTACGTTGACGAAGTACTTCAACTACAACAGAATACAACTTCTACTGCCGGCCCTACTCATCCACAAGTTATTTCAGGAGACATTCCGCAAGGAACTGCTCTGATTAACTATACTTTTGCTAACGCTAGCACTATTGAGTTTAACAGCGCCCCTACTACAGGGGCGTTTATTTTTATTGAGCGTACTACTGATGATGCTTCTGTAGTTACGTTTGTTCCTGGTTCTACGATCCGAGCACAAGAGCTTAATACGGCTCTTGAGCAGGTTCGTTTTATGGCTCAGGAAGGCGTTAACACGGCTAAGGATGCTATCAGTCCTTCACGTGATAATGCAGAGTCTGTAGACGCTCGTGGGCTTCGTATTGAGAACCTTGCAGGTGCTAACAGCGATGATGATGCGGTAAACCGTGAACAGCTTGGTAAGGTTATCACCGATGACCTGTTAGAAGGCGATGCTATCGTCCTTACTGATGCTACTGGTGGTACCAACTCTAACAAGCAAGTTACCATCTCTGTTCAAAACAGCTCCAAAACTAATAAAGGTGTTGTCAGTATTAATGAAGGTGAAGGTATTAATGTTACCTACACCAATGGTAACGCAGTTATTGAAGGTGAGGACAGCTCTAAAACCAATAAAGGTATTGTTAGCATTAATGAAGGTCATGCTATTGGCGTAACCTACACTGCTGGTGATGCTGTTATTGCTGCTGATAAGAGCACTGCTTCTCAGCAAGGTGTTGTTCAGATCAGCGCTACTACCCCTATCCAGCTGGATCGCCCAGCAGATGGTGAGGTGGTTCTGTCTATCCCTGATGGTTCTGTTGATCTTGCCAAACTTAAGGCAGATGATGTCCGTACCCTTGCAGAACAGAATGCTAACCCTAATGATGTAGGTTCTGATGATGAGATTGGTACTACTGCAGCCCTGAATAAACGTCACGATATCATTTATCAGAGTGGTACGCCTTCTGGTACTGACTGGCCTACAGGTAAAATGTGGTATGATCACACTAATGATCAAACCCTTTCTATTTGGAATGGTGTCAACTGGCTTGGCATCAGCAGTGGTGGTACATTTATTACTCAGCCTACTGTTATCTGGGTTGACGCCTTAAACGGTGATGACGCCAACGATGGTCATAGGATCATTGACGCAATGAAAACCATTAAAGCAGCTGTTGCTTCAGCTGATAATGGTGATATTGTTCTTGTTAACCCTGGTATCTACCGTGAGACTGCCCCTATTGACATTACGGTGAATAACCTGTCGATTGTTGGTCAGTCTATCCGTAGCTGCTTTGTTCACCCCACTCCTGCTACTGAAACTGAGTCTTTGTTCCGTGTTAATAGCGGTACTTTGATTTCTAACTTCTCGTTTGCAGGTATTAAAGCTAGTGGTACTCGTGGCGGACACCCTGTTGATGATGATCCGGTCTACGGTCTGCCTACAAACCAAGGTTGGCTAGCCTCGTTTTACCCGAATGCTGTTATTTACAAGTCTCCGTACATTCAGAATTGTACTAACTTCTGCGATAGCGCGATTCCAAACTGGACTGAAGCTGAATATAACGATCAAGTTACCTATCCTCTAGCTACTGCTTACTTTGATCCTAACAATGTAAACCAAGGAGGCTTTGGTGGTGACCTTACCTCTGGTCCTAGTGGTGGTGGTCTCTTTATTGACGGTTCTGTTCCCTCAGTTAACAGCCCATTACGGTCGATGGTTGTTGACTCCTTCACTCAGATCACCTTGGATGGTCCTGGATGCCTTTGTGCTAACAACGGTTATGCACAGCTGGTGTCGTTCTTTGGAACCTTTGCTCACTACCATGCCAAAGCACTCAAAGGTGGTCAACTTAACCTGAGTAACTGTACGACTGACTTTGGTCGTTATGGTTTGATTGCTGATGGCAAGTCTCCGACTGCTATCTTTACTGCTTCTGTAAGCGCTAACGCTGCTACTTCAGACATTACGTTTACCATTGGTGCTCCTACTGCTGATCCTACTTGGTTTGGTGCTGCTACCAAGCCTCAGGATAGCATGTTGGTTCAGATTGGATCTGATGTTTATCCGATCTTGTCTTCTGTTGCCAACGGTTCTGGGTGGGATGTAACAATCCTGAACCCCAATCCGAGTAAGCTTTCAGAGAACCTGGGTTTGACTAACCCCATTACTGCAGGTGCTACTGCTAGCTTCTATCAGCGTTCTTTTGTAAGCACTGGCGGACATACATTTGAGTATGTTGGTTCTGGTACTGACTACACTGCACTGCCTGAAAACGGCGGTGAAGCTGATGAAACTAAGCAAGCTATCAGCCTAAACAACGGTAAGGTTTGGCAATCCAGTACTGACCACAACGGTGTTTTTAAAGTTGGTGATACCTTTAAGGTTGACCAGCGTTCTGGTACTGTTGAGATTAGTCTAGATGCATATCGTCCAGAAATTATTAACGATCTTAGCCCTCAATTGGGTGGTGATCTTGATGTTAATGGGTTTGATATTATTGCTTCAAGTGGTAATGTAACTATTAGTGGTCTTGCTTATCCGTCTGTTGATGGTGCAGCTGATCAAGTCCTTAAAACTGATGGTAGTGGTAATCTAAGTTTTATTGGCATTTCTGCACTGCAAGGTTCAGGTTTGCAGGATTTAAGTGATGACACTACACCTCAACTTGGTGGTGAGCTTGATGCACTTAATTACAAGATTGTTAACCTTGGTACGCCTACTGCTGCCTCTGATGCTGCAACCAAAGCGTATGTAGATAGTTCACTTGGCAGTGTTGATGCTGCATTTATTGAAACTCCAACTACACTTACTACCAACAAAACTATTGCAGCAAACATCAACGCAGCTTGTGTTGGTCCTATTGCCTTGGACCCTGGTGTAACAATCACCATTAGTTCTAATTCTAAACTTGTCGTTCTTAACTAATCATGGCTTACGGAAAAATTAAAGCAGATACCCTTACTTGGGATAACGGTGGTACAGACACCGACCTTTCTATTAGTGGTATTCCTACTCCTGCGGATCTTGCAGCAAAACTAGGTACCGCTGACATTGGCGTTACTGTCCAAGGTTACGACGCTGACACCGCTAAACTGGATGTAGCACAAACTTTTACTGCAACTCAAACCCTTACCGATCCCGCGATCATTGGTACAATCCTTGAAGACGTTTATACCATCACCGATGGCGCAGCGTTTGAGATTGATCCAGGTAATGGCAGTGTGCAGTTAATTACGCTTGGTGCCAGCCGCACACCACTGGCGACAAACTTTGCCAACGGTGAAGCTGTGACATTGATGGTTGATGACGGCACTGCTTACACGCTAACCTGGACTGATGCCACATTTGGTGGGTCGGGCGTGGTGTGGAAGACCAACGCTGGTGTAGCACCAACCTTGAATACCAGTGGTTACACGGTAATCACGTTATGGAAGGTTGGCGGTCAGGTGTATGGCGCTCGCGTGGGTGATGCCTGATGCTAAATCAAAAAGCTCTTGCTGCTAGCGCAAGCAAAGCTGTAACTGCACTAGCTATTGGTCAAACAACCAGCCCATATATCTTTGTTTATGAGTGGTCATCTTCTGGTTTTGGTCAAAAATATTCCGATCCCGCAACTTCGCCGACAGGAGCTATCAGAGGTTTAGCTTGGTCGCCAGATGGGTCAGCTCTTGCCTGCGCCCAAGACGGCAGCCCTTATATAAACGTATATGCTTGGAATGCGGGCTTCGGCACAAAGTTTTCCAATCCAGCAACTTTGCCAGCAGGTAATGGGAAAAGTGTTACCTTTAATCCTAGCGGCGATGTTATAGTGGTTGGGCATGAGAATAGCCCTTACGTCAGTGCATATGCGTGGTCAAGCTCAGGATTTGGTTCTAAATATACAAACCCATCTAGTTTGCCAAGTAACTACCGAAATGCAGTTGCATTTTCACCAAATGGCAGTTATTTGGCAACAGGTGGTGCCGTTCAATTTGGCCAGTCGAGTCCATATATAAAAACATATCCGTGGTCCTCTGGTTTTGGCTCCGCTTATTCGAATCCGGCAACTGTCCCAGGTGGAGTTGTTAATGGAGTCAGGTTTAGCCCCAATAATGATGCCTTAGTTGCGGCGCACAACGGTGGCGCGTCCGTAACGGCGTATCCTTGGTCTGCGTCGGGATACGGTACAAAATATGCTGATCCATCTACTAGTCTTCCAGATAATGGATATGACGTAGCCTTTAGCCCGGACGGAGCGGACGTTGCCATCGCTCATGCAGCCAGCCCGCGGGTCAGCGTATATGAATGGTCTTCTGCTTCTGGTTTTGGTTCCAAATATTCAAATCCTGCCACCCTGCCAACAGGAAATGGTGCCGGCGTTTCGTTTGACCCCAATGGAGACAATATAGCTGTTGCTCATTCCAGTTCTCCTTTTGTAAGTGTTTATCCATGGTCGTCAGGATTTGGCACAAAATATGCTGATCCATCTACTCTTATGCCTTTTGGTTATCCAGAATGCATTGCCTTCAAACCCGAGTAACAAACCATGCATAAGCTCGAAGTTTTTAAAACCCACCACATAACAAACCATGAACAAATTTGAAACCCTTCAATCCGCCCTTAAGGCACGCAACGATGAGATCTTGGGATACCAGATCAACATCGACAACTACACACGAGCTATTGCCAAGATCAACGCGGATCACGCAGATAATCCTGCCATGGTTACGTTTCGTGACAACTTAACCGAATTGCTGACAAGCAACCAAACCGAACAACTTAAAGCAACTATTATCCGCGAAGTGATTGCGGAACAAGTTACCGAAATGGAGGCATCCTGATGTTTTATGTTAAGACTACACTTGATGGTGCACTAGAGCAATATCCCTACACACTGGCTGATTTGCGCCTAGCTCATCCCAACACAAGCTGGCCTAAGGCAATTAGCGATGAGTTGGCGGCTGAGTTCGGCGTTATCCCTGTGACGCCTGCAGAACAACCTTTAGCAAATTATCAATTTAACCTAGAGCGTACCGCTGTTAAGCAAGGCGCTGGATGGCTGGAGCAGTGGATTGAAACACCTGCTACGCCTGAACAGATTGCTGAGCGCACTGCTGCCAAGGCAAACGAGGTGCGAACTGAGCGCAACGAACGTCTTTTTGATAGCGACTGGACTCAACTTGCAGATAACACTGCTGACACTAACGCTTGGGCTGCTTACCGTCAAGCACTGCGGGACCTGCCGTCTACTGATGGTTTCCCGCATGACGTAACTTGGCCTACTGAACCCACTACCTAATAATCATCATGATTACCCTGATCCGCCCCATTCTTTTTAGCTTTATTAATTCAACTCAAGTTAAGCGTCTTATCGTTGACATGCTGCGTAAGCTTGCACAGCAGACTGATAACACTGTTGATGATCAAGCGGTTGACTTTATTGAACGCGGTCTTTTTGGTAGCCTCTAATGCAGTGGGCAGAGCCTCCCGTGTTACCCCTCTGGAAGCTCCCTGAAGCCCCTCAATTACCTGGCCCGGTACTGGAGATACCACGAGCACTTTTACCCTCGTACAAGCCGCTTGTGGTGCCTCCTAGCGTCCTTCGTCCACCTCCAGGTATTGAAGGAATTAACTCAGAAGAAGAACCTCCTCAAGAAGAAACCAAAACAAATAAAAAAGAAGAGACAAAACCTAAACCAAAGGTTAACATAAAACCTCCTAAACCACCCAAGGAGGTTCAAATGGTTGATGTGCCATTTACGGATTTAGAAGTTCCGATGCCATCAACTGAAATTATGACAGCTGCAGCAACGACAGCGGTTATATCCGTTGTAGCCACCCTTACTGCTACATCTATTTTCAAATACCTTGTAATGGTAATGAAGCCTGTCGTTAAACAAGCATGGAACAAGATAACCAAGAAAAAGAAGTAAAGAAACCATTCCTTAAAAAAGTAAAAGAACAAGCTGAGCACGACGTTGAGATCCTAGGAACCTTCGTTCGGCTCGGTGTTGTTGTTTGGAGTGGTTTTATTATTACTCTTAACTACGTTGAGTTACCAATGATTGAAAAAGGTAAAAGCGGCGGCGACATTACTTTTGTTGCTTCTGTATTTACTGGTGCTCTTGCCACGTTTGGTTTGAACACTTCAAACAATAAACACGGTAACGGTAACGGCAAACCTCCAACTGACCTTAAAAAGAAAGAAGAATGAAAAAGTTTTTTCTAATTTTGCTTTTTGCAAGTCCTGCTGCAGCACAACAAGTCACCCCTAACTTTACTCAGGGGTCTATGCAATCCACTACTACTACCACTGTAGATATTGACCGTACTATTGCGACCAATGTTTATGGCGGCGATTACAAATCATGGGCTGGAACCAATGTAACACCAAGTGGGGACATTTTAGACGCCTCCACCACTTATTCTCTAACCAATGCAGGAGAACAATTTCAACTAGAAGTTGTGACCAGAGCAGCTGGAATCATCCAAGACAGCCTGGTAACCGAAACCATTCAACAAGTTTCTACTACTACCTCGTTGTCGGTCTTCTCTCAATAAGTACACCTGTACTTGCACAAGAAGATCCTAAAGTTCAAAACACTTCTAACCCTGTAGCCGCCGCTACGGGTAATGTCACGAATCAGGCGGTGCAATTTCAAAACAATGGAGCACCGTCCCGTCAATACTTTGCAAACTCTAATAGCTGTAATGGAGCTACTATGACGTTTTCCCCGTTTTATATGGGGAATGACACTATTCCATTTGAAGAAACAGGCTATGTCAAAAGTAACAACTGGGGGGTGCAGCTTAATTTCGCTGTTCCTTTAGATGGGGAAATGACAGAACTTTGCAAAAGTATCGCTAGAAAGCATGAACAAAAAATGAGACTTGACTATGAGTTGGTTCGTGCTTTAAAATGTACGGAAATTATGAAAACTGGCTTTACTTTTAGACCCGGTTCTCGTGTTGAAGTGCTTTGTCATGATATTGTACCTATTGTATCATTAACTCCATGATAGAAGCACTTGTGTCAGCCGCTATCGCAGTTATTGCTGCTGGAGCTGCTCTTAATAGTCGTGTGCATAGCCGCATTAACGACTTAGACCGCCGTATTGATACGTTTGAGTTGCGTGTAGCTACCAACTACGTACCTAAACAAGAATTTACAACAGCCATTAAAAAAATAGAAGATCATATGATCCGTATTGAGAACAAAATCGATCAAATTGTACTGAGAAATGGCTAAAAATCGTGCAAGTGAAGACACATTTAACGAGCTTCACAATCTAATTACAAAGGAATTCTTAGCACGAATTAAAACTGGTGAAGCTACAACTGCTGATCTTAAAGCAGCAGCTGATTGGTTGTCAAAAAATGATATCACAGGTGTGGCCGTTGAGGGTTCTGCTCTCAGCGGCCTTGCTGATATTATGCCAACCATTAATTTTGATGAAGTCCAGAAGGCAATTAGACGCTAATGGCTCCCAAAAAGAAACCGTATTCACAACTAAAGAAAAGTGCGAAGAATTACCGCGACAATGCAGCCGCTCGGCGTCATAAAAACGCAGAGAATCGGAAAATTAATCAACGAGAAGACCGCAAAGCCTACCGAGCCGAGCACAACCGAGTCCGCAGAGAAGACGGTAACTACGGCAAAGGAGGAAAAGATTACTCCCAAACCACGTCGGGTACGTTCGTCCGCGAAGACCCGTCAACAAACAGAGCCAGAAACCGAGCAAAGCTAAGGATTAAAAAATGAAAGAAAAAGATTGGCCTAGTATTAAAGACGCTAAACAACCTAAATCTACTCCAGTCAAATACTACCCTGACCTTAACAAAGGTAAAGGTGGGTATGCGCCCGTTCGTAAAGCTTCCGCTAAGAAGAAAAAGAACCGCAAGTATGCTGCCTAGGCTATGACTCCTCTGCTCCCTAGTCCTGATCACTACCTTCAAAACCTAATAACCATGACCAGTCCAGAAGCGAAGAGGCTCTGGAGAAGAGCCATCAAGGAACACTTCAACTGTCAATGCGTTTATTGTGGAGAACATTATGAATTACATGAACTTACACTTGACCATGTTCGTCCTCGCTGCTTTGGCGGTGAGGATCTTACCAGTAACCTCGTGCCAAGTTGCCGCAAATGTAATCAGGACAAAGGAACAAATAACTGGCTTACCTGGATGAGACAAACTTTCGGTCTACATCCAAAACGTGAACAACTCATTCTTTCGCATATTAAATAACAATGCCTAAAAGAGATCCTATGCTCGGTATGAGCGCCCGTGAAAAAACTCAATACCGTGCTAAAAAAGCTCAAGAAGAAGCAGCTAAACGCCGTAAGTTTGCACGAGAACAAGCTGCTAAAGATAAAGAAGCAGAAGCTGTGCGTGCCGCTGCACCTGCTAACGAACGGTCTCGCGCTCAAAGTGAAGGTGGTGGCATGGGCAAGCCCAAGGCTAAGCCCGTTGCCGCTAAGCCGAAGCCCAAACCTGCTGCGGCTGCGCCTGCTAAACCCAAGCCCAAGCCCGCTGCTCCTGTTGCCGCCAAGCCGAAGCCAAAGCCCGCAGCTAAACCCGAGTCTAAACCTACTAGCCGTCAATATGCTGGCAAAGGTGCTCGTCGTGCGGCAACTACTGAAAGCCGCCGTGCTGGTTACCGTGATGGGCAGATCGTAGTTAAAGAAGGTAACAAGTTCCGTTATGATGCGGCTACTAAAACCTTTAAGCCTGTCAAGCCCACCGGCCAAGGTCGTGGTCGGCGCTACAATCGCTGATAAAGCCTTTAAAACGCTTTTTAGGTGTCTCCATACCAGAGGCACCTTTAAGGCACCTTACAGACGCTTCTAGACCCCTCTAAGAGCTTTCTATGAATATTGAACAACAACTTAAATCAGACTTTAGGTATTTTCTTACCGCTATCTGGGCTCACCTTAAACTACCAGCACCCACAAGAGCACAACTCTGTATTGCAGATTACCTTCAACATGGACCGAAACGTTTGCAGATCCAAGCGTTCCGTGGTGTGGGTAAGTCTTGGATTACAGCAGCCTTTGTTCTTTGGACTCTTTACAAAGACCCAGATCAAAAGATTATGGTGATCTCAGCTTCTAAAGACAGAGCTGACTCCTTCTCAATCTTTTGTCAACGACTCATCCTTGAGGTAACTTGGTTATCTCACCTTAAACCTAAGTCTGATGACCAACGCTGGTCTCGTGTTAGCTTTGATGTGGGTCCCGCTAAACCTCACCAAGCACCCTCTGTTAAGTCTGTTGGTATTACTGGTCAGTTGACTGGTAGCCGTGCTGACCTTATGATTCTGGATGACGTAGAAGTTCCTGGTAACTCCATGACAGAACTCATGCGAGAAAAACTTCTACAGCTCTGCACAGAAGCAGAATCAATCCTGACTCCTAAAAAGACCAGCAGGATTATGTACCTTGGTACTCCACAGACAACCTTTACCATCTACCGTAAACTAGCAGAGCGTAACTACAGACCCTTTGTTTGGCCTGCTAGGTACCCTAAGAAACTCTCTAACTATGAAGGGCTTCTCGCTCCTCAACTTCAAGACGACATTGACCAAGGTGTCGAACCTTGGGGTGTAACTGATCCTGATCGTT